TATTGCCAGCATCTCTAGCAGCATCGGATTGAGTAAAGCCCATTGCAACTGCATGACGGCTTGATGTATCCAAAGTATTCATTGGATCACCAGGATGTCCAACACCTAAACCATTGCCTTTGCCATCGTTATTTCTGCTGTTGCCGCCCCCCTTGAATTGTGTAGCCTGTGCGTGAATTGGTATGGCTTGAACAAATGGCCCACTATTGATTGATTGATGGCTTAATTTTTGACCACCACATTCTGTATCCAATGCACCCACGATAAATGTTTCTGAGCCACCGCTTAGGACTCCTCCACTTGCTTTGGTTGTTCCGGCAATGACATCTTCACGATATTGTCCAAAGCTGCTTTCAACATAGCCGGCAACACTTTGCCTCGTCTTTCTGCTCGGTTTAGGATTCCCTGACAGGCTCTCGGACTCAAATAATACTTCTGCGGGAGGTCTCCAGTCTCCAAGATATCCGACAACAAAGACTCTTCTACGTCTTTGTGGTACTCCAAAGTATTGAGCGTCAAGCACCCGATATGCGAACCCATACCCGCATTCGGCCACCGCTCCGAGAAAGGAACCAAAATCCCTTCCACCGCCTGAACTGAGGACACCCGGCACGTTTTCCCATATGAACCACTTGGGTCTAAACTTGTCAAGAATTCCAACATAGGTAAGGGCAAGGTTTCCTCTTGGGTCTTCAAGTCCTTTTCTGAGTCCGGCAACTGAGAATGATTGGCATGGAGTTCCTCCAACCAAAAGTCCAACTGTGTCATTGATATCCCACTCCTTGTATTTTGTCATGTCACCAAAATTGGTAACACTTGGATAGTGATGCGCTAATACTTGTGATGGGAACTTTTCTATTTCACTAAAGCCAACTGGTTTCCATCCCATGTGATGCCAAGCAACTGTCGCTGCCTCAACTCCGCTACATACGCTTAAATAGTTCATTTAATCTCTTCAATCATTACCTTAATTGATCCACCCGGCACAATGTGTGAGCCACGATAGATCGACAACTCATCTACTTGGCTATCATCATCAAAGAGGCCAGCATCTTGCAAGCTATCCAACACGCTCTTGATGCGGTTATCGATATCGAATACTCGCTTATCTCGTGGCCATACAACCATGCTGACAGATAGTCTCTTACTGCCCATCTTGGGGAAGTCGTTACATGAAACGTAGTCGGCCACAGCTTGCTTGTATTCGCGCCCAGCCTTACTCATGTAGGTAGCATGAGCGCCCCTACGATAATAGGTGTTGACCGATGGTGGGAACGGCAGCTCTAAGACAATCACGCAAGCATCTTGTTAAGACGTTGCGATAGGTCTCCATGTTTTGAAAGAGAAGACCGCAGCTCATCATTAATGATTACAGCTATAGGTTTCTTACGTTGCTGGGCAGTCTGCTCTAACAATGTTCTAACGTCTGGGCGCAGTCGCACCAGGAATGGCTTTAATTCGGTCATTGTTGGCCTCTTTTTGTTGAGATATCTGATTGTAGACTAAATATAGCGTAATAAGATTAGGGTAAACACCTACCAATTTAGTTAAAAAAACTACATTTAGTTGTTGACATCTATTTTTTAAGGCCTCAGAATTACACCTAAGCGATATCGCTTTAACCACCCAGATAGAGGAGTTAATTATGAATGTAGACAAGAAATATTCCCACCTAGTACCACAAGGCCAGCCAGTATGGGTCTTGGAGCGTTTTGGTGTAGCGGATGACAAGAATCGCCAAGTAGGTTCTTATTACACAATCGGCCAATGTGAATTTGTAGAGTACAACTCTGAGTTGCATCGTGGTTATGGTGCTTATCACAAAGCGCCAGGTAAATACTTTTTTACCAACGTTCAAGCAGCTAGAGATGAAAGTTTTTATGGTGCTTGCCAATCATCCAAATACCACAACACCATGCAAGAGGCACAGAACGAAATTGCCAAGTATCTTGCTAATGCTAAAAAACGTGCTATCAAAAACTTCGGGAGCAAATAATGTACGTCACCTACTATCGTGTATCAACACAGCGCCAGGGCCAATCAGGCCTTGGCTTAGAGGCACAGCGCTCTGCTGTACAGGCTTTCTTAACTGGCAAAGAAATCATTGCTGAGTTTACCGAGATTGAGTCTGGCCGTAAGAACAATCGCCCACAACTGGCAGCAGCTCTTGCATTGGCTAAGAAACAGAAAGCCACACTCGTCATTGCTAAGTTGGATCGTCTCGCTCGTAACGTGCATTTCATCTCTGGCTTGCTTGAGTCTAATGTGCAATTCGTAGCAGCTGATATGCCAGAGGCTGACCGCACCTTTTTGCAGATGGTTGCTGTGTTTGCTGAGTGGGAGGCTCGCAAGATATCTGAGCGTACCAAGCTGGCTCTTGCAGAGGCAAAACTGCGTGGCACAAAATTAGGCTCACCATCCCCACACATTGGATCAAAGGCTGGCCTAAAGGCTATCAACGATAGATGCAATGTTTATTTAGAAAACATCTCACCAATTTTGCAAGATATCGTTGGTGACGTAGGCTTTAATTTAAGAGCCATTGCTGCTAGGTTGCAAAGACGTGGTATCAAGACCGCTAAAGGTTTAGATGTATGGCATCCCGCCCAGGTAAGCAAACTATTAAGGAGAGTGCAATATGCTTGATTTAATCAATACTATTCTCGCCCTGATGTACATCACAGGCACCTTGCTTGTGATTGCTGGGCTGGTCTTGGGTATCTGTGCTGTTGTGCAGAACACCCAGTTCTACGCAAGATGGCAGCGCAAGCGCAGAGAGCGCATGGCCGAGAAATTTATGGAGAGTCTAAAAAAATGAAAGCATGGAACCAACACAACCAATCATCAAAAGACTTGTACAAGTACAAGCCGGAGGACAGCATCCTTGACCGCGTTATCGCCACACTCTCGGTCATTGCATTTATCTTAATCGTGGCACTTTCTTAGGAGAACTATGTCTTTATACGATATAAAAAAACACTATGTGCCATCGCAGAAAACAGATGTGATGGCCACATTTATCAAGAATGGATTTCAGCCCCCATCCGAATGCATCCGCTATCAAAAGAAATGGGAAATGTACCGCAACTTACTTTCAAGGAATGAAAAACGTGAGCAAAAATGATACGCAACTTCAAACAATATTGGCGCACCTTAAAAAGAAGAAATCGTCTGGGATTACTTCTTGGGATGCTATTACCAATTATGGCATTACTAGGTTGGCACATTACATACACCTACTTAGAGGAAGAGGTTATGAGATTGCTGATGAGTTTGAGCATGATGGGTTAGATCGAACCCACAAGTGGAAACGATATTGGCTTATGAGTTCACCAACAGCTGTAGCTAAAAAATAATAAGGAGAATTACATGGTAGGAAAGGTCACCCCTAACGATATGCTCTCTGCAAGCCGCCTCCCAGCGGTCTGTGGAATGAGCCAGTATCGGTCACCCAACGATGAGCTACTCTCTAGCATTGCAGCCATCAATGGTGATGAATTACCAAACATCAGCAACGAGTCAATGGATTGGGGCAATCGCTTGGAGCCAACGATTCTGACAGAGGCAGCGCATAGGCTCGGCTGCCACCAGCTGGAGATTAACCACGAGAAACCATATTTTCACGATAAGTGGCCAATCTCATGCAGCCTAGATGGCACAGCCACAGGATCCATGGAGGAGGTCTTCACCGATCCAGAGCGTGGCATCTATGTGGTTGGTCAGTCTTCTATAAGACTTGAGGGTACAGGAGTCTTGGAGGCCAAGCTAACAGCTATGGATGCCGAGGATGTCTTGCCCTTGTACAGAGGGCCAATCCAACTGCAAGCGCAGATGGCTATCACTAAGGCATCGTGGGGCGCGATTGCTGTGCTGTATCGCGGCACAGAGCTGCGGATCTTTTTGTTTGCGCCACACGCAGAGACCTTGGATCTCATTGAGAGAACTTGTAAGGACTTCCAAGATCGGCTGGATCGGTACAAGAATACTGGTGGCATAGACCACTACCCAGCTATCAATCCAAAGGATGCAGCAAGAACATTTAGCGCTGGCTCGATTGATGAGCCTGTAACCTTGGATGATTATGGTACTGAGTTGGCAAAGTTAATCTTGGAAAACAAGCAGAAAATTTCAACGCTTGAAGAAGAGAACCAAAAGGCACAGACAGAAATTATGAACATTATGAAGAGCCATACTGTAGCCATCGCTGGTAACTACCAGATAACGTGGCCACAACGTAGCTACAAAGCTCAGTTAGCCAAGATTGTGCCAGCCAAAGAGGCTTACACAATTCGTCAATCAACATTAACAATTAAAGGTCTTAAATGAAACTACTCGCCACAGCATTGGTCAAAGCCCAAAAAGAATTTGAACCAGCACGAAAGGATGCAACTAACCCTCACTTCAGATCTAGGTACGCTAACCTCTCAGCTTGCGTAGATGCTGTAAAGGATGCCTTAAACAACAATGGGATATCCCTTATTCAGAATACCCATGAGTCTGATACTGGAGTAATCGTAGAGACTATTTTCTTACACGAATCTGGTGAGATGCTATCTGCTGGTAAGCTCCACTTCCCAGCTAGTAAGCAAGATGCCCAAGGGTATATGTCAGCATTGACCTATGCTCGGAGAGGACAACTTTTATCAGCTTGCGGTATAGCACCAGAGGATGACGATGGTAACGCTGCCTCTAGAACCGCTAGAAACCCCCTAGATTCGATTCCAAAGCTGGCTGGGGTACCTATCCCTACACCCACAGCCAAAGTCGATCTGAACTCGATTAAAGAGGACATACCTAGTAGCGTAAAAACAACACTTCCGACCCCAGGCTCAGTTAGGCTACAGATACCCGGCAAGGATGCCATCGAGTGTAAAAACATTGAAGAGTTTATTAGCAGCTACAACACAGTTGCGGATAAAGTAGCCAACTCCAAGCTGGCGCTGGCTGACAAACAAAAGAAATTGCTGGAGTTCAACACGCTAAACAAAGGCACCATTGAGATGCTATCACCCGTCCAAATGGTAATTATGACTAGCGCAAAGCAGAATCGTAAGAAAGTATTAGATGGAGTTGCTTAACTAAATACTCTCGTGCCAGCCTTGTCAATGACAAGCGCTTGGCCACGAGGTTTATCGGCTGCCTGATTGGTTACGCTGATGTGAGTCCAAGAACCGAACTCTTCAATAATCTGGTCAAAGGGTAGACCAGCCGCGATACAGGCAGTCACCACTTGTTTGGGTGTCATGCCTGGCACCCGCAGATCAGCAGCACAACCGATACGATGCTGGCTGCTGTCCTTGCTACCAACAGAATCATTCACAGCCTTGGATCTAAACCCTGAGTTAATCATAATTGGTTTATTAAGCAGCTCTCGCACTTGCTCTAGCAATCCGGCCAGCCTTGTTAGGTTAGCAATCTCAATAGCATTAGGAGTGTTGTCTAGGTTCTTGCGTTCTGCAACCTCAGAGTGAGTCAGTTCTTCAAGGGTAAAGTTAGGACTTAGGTTCATTCTTAGCTTTCTTCATCTCCATAATCTTCTCCAGCGAGCGCCCGCCAAAATAGAAAGACATAATTAGCATACCCCATTGGCCCAG